CCTCTGAATATGCAATGGCTACTGATTGAGCCTGTGACTTTCCTTCGTCCATGCTTTTTTTAATATTGGAAGAAAATCCTTTTTTTGTTCTGGCCTTAGAGCCTTTGATGAGTGGCATTTTATTTCCTTTATAAGATTAATTCTCTCTATGTATCATTGCAATATTAATTTTAATTCATCTATAGAAAAATAATGTTTATTAATCAATTTATAAATTATGATCCAGAGCCATCGGCAGCCCCATCGCCAGAGCCAGAGCCAGAGCCAGAGCCAGAGCCATCGCCAGAGCCATCGCCAGAGCCAGAGCCATGGCTGTTTCCATAACCAAAATTATCATTATCTATATATCTAGAATCCATTATTAAATTCATGCAGACCACACTGGCACTTGTTCTATAGATTCTCTGGCTTTCTCCGTTGTATTTAATATTTCAATCACACCAATTAATAATATCTTATCTACTAGGCAAGGAAATTTGCAATTTTCAGGGCATTTAGTACCCTCCATAGCTAATTGTGATAATGATACTGCGCCATCCCAATACCAAATACGCCTAGCCTGTAGGAGAACTACTTCATCCTTATCTCTGGATTCTATAAATCCTGCAAATACACCAGCCCTATCACACCTTACAATTACATACTCCATTTAATACTCCATATTATTTTTATTAATTATATCATTTTTTGTGCATTTGTTTCAATGTTTTAGCTAAAATAGCTTGCTTTCTTGTTGTTGGGTTCTTGCTATGTTCTGCTTTAATTAATTTTTTTTCCGGAATGCTTTCCCCTTCTTTTACTTTTAATTTTTTACGTAAAGCGCCAGGATGTTTAATCGCTTTTTTTATAAAATTACCATCTTTTTTATCTGTCATTTAGCCCTCCTATGTTTTAATTTCAAAACAATTAATGTTCGGATTTTCCTTAGAATAAATCGTCTCATAAAAGTTTGTATTTTGTGATTCTATCTCGTCCACGCTAATAGGTTGTATAACTCGATATTTATGTGCAGACTCTTCTTCTAAAATCTCTACTAATGCTAGGCAGGCAACACGCTCATAATAAGTATATTCTCCGCTAGAATGCTCGTTCCATAAGTCATTAACTGGAATTATTTGTAAAATCTTCTCGTGACGTGCCATGATCAGCGCTCTTTTCTATCAAATAACTTCGATACTAATTCTGTTCTATTGTCTTGTGGCATACCTTCGGTTTTTTTATACATCGTTTTCATAATTTGTTCTTTAGAGAAACCATCACGTTCTAGCTTTGTTATGCCATGCTGTGTATCTAGGTCGGTTATTGATATTTGATATTTGCTCATGATATTTCCTTATATGTTCATGATGATTATTCAGTATCTAGTATGGTCTTATTATTTTTTCGCTTATAGGGTTTGCGATCGCAACTTATTAATTTCTGTCTTACTGCTGACGGATCATAAATGCCATGTTTTATTTTATTTAGCATAAGTTTATTAATAGCAAATGTTTCTATAATAAATTCATCAGGCACATCATTATTTAAATAAGCTCGTATCTTAATGCACTCATCACGCCCAGGTTTATAATCTCTTCCGCGATTTTCTTTAGCATTTTGTTCCTGTCTCCATTTTGACTTTGCACGAAATTTAGGCTTAACAAAAGTCGGTTGCCAGTCATATAGGCTTACAAAATCGTCATCCTTTTTCTTCTGCATTGATATCCCTATTTCCTTTGCTTAAATCATGAGCTAATTTCATATGTTCCCTGGCATTTTTATGTTCTGCCATTTTATGTGAATGCTCACGTGATTTAATTTCTGCTAGTTTTGCAGCTGTTTCTAAGCTATGCACTTCTAAACTAGTTTGTGCCTCTTCTAATCTCACTGCGCTATCAATTTGACTCTGTGAAACTTTTGCCTCAGCTTCCAATATTTTGGCGTCAGCAAGCTCTTTTTCAATAGCTGTTTTAGCTATTTGTATTTGATTTTCTATTTCGGCCTGCTCGGTTTGATGTTGTATTTTTTGCATTTCAGCTTGCGCTCTAATCATTTGCGGATTTTGCATCATGGCTTGTTGCTGCATTTGTTGTGCTTGTTGTTGTTGCTGTTGTTTCTGCTCTAAGAATTTAGGCACAGCTTCTTGTAATTCATCGGAGCCGTAGACAGTCATATTTTTAACGAGTACTGGTAAACCTAAAGGAGAATTCATGAATTCATTAAATTCTTGGCTAACTGCCATTAAAGCCGTCATTTGTTGTAAAGCTTGGTTCTTTTGCACTTGGAAGTTAACACCTGCCTCAATATTTACAATCAAAGAGCCTTCATCATATTCTAATGCTGGGGATACTTTATCACCTACGCGCTTATAATCTGCCTCACCTTTTTGACTTACTACGGGGATGTCTCGAATGCCTTTATAATATTTTGGCATTAAATCGACTATCACACAGCCTAATTGTGTCCATGCTGCTAGATATCCTATTACGTAGGGCATTGCTGCTGCATTTCCCACGGTTGCTGATTCTATTACTGCTTTCCCAGACAAGTCATTATCGTTCTTACCAAGATTGCTAGCATAACTACCTAAAATAGTTTGTGTAGTTGCATCTGCTGCTTGGAATGCTCCCATGATTTCAGGTGGTGCAGGTATGGTTTGAACTTCGCGTATAGGGTCATGTATTGGTTTATCAGGGTTATTTTCGCTGTAGGCATTAACGACAATAGTATTCGCGTCTTGTATGTTATTTAATGCGTCAAGGTAATCCTCTTCTTGTGGTATAGCTTCTTTTTTTACAATAAATTTATGTTGCACCATATTTTCAAGGTAATTACCTAGGCATTGCATAGAGAAGTTTTTAAGTTCTTGCATACCTTTAGCTTGGTATATATAGGGCCTTGTCATTTGATAGGTTGATGTTGAACCCGAACCTTGATTCAAAATAATTGAATTTCCATCGACAAATATTAATGGCAAATAACTGTAATCGGTTTCTTCTTCTTCCAATATTTCGCATTCTGATATTTTATAACGGCATATTGTTTCTATTTCTGTCCATCTTTTGTTCTTAATAATTGGTATTTGCTCTATTACTTGCTCTTGTTCCCATAATACTTTTAGCTTTTCATAATCACGTAACTTCATGACGCGCCCATTAGCTAGCTCTACAATCCTGGTTCTTTTCTTCTTCTTCTCGTAATAATCGCCTATAACTACAAATTTTTTATTTTGATCGTTTTTGTATGACCAGTTGAATTCTTCTAAGTTACGCATGAATGTTAAGTTATTTATTTTTGCATCGGGAAATTGTTGTTCAAAATCTTCTAAATCCATAGGGAATATTTCAAAGCAATATTTGCCGTCTGCTTTATGGGAAGCTCGCGCCATCGGGTCAAAACCGCATAATGTGGGGTCAAATGCCCTGGCGGTTTTAATTACTTGTTTAAATGACATTTGTGAAGCATAGTCAGTCCATACTTTAATGACCGAAAAACCACCAGACAGGATGTCCTTGTATACTTCATAAGCCATATTATTTTTATTAGCTTCGTAAATAATGTGCCTGATATGCCCTTCAACTATATCAATGACATCATGGCCAATGGGAACACCTTCTGATGGAGTGATTTCTATTGAAGGCTCATGTTTAGAAAACTCACCAAGCAATCGAGATATGTAAGCTTCATTGATATTGGCTTCGAGTATAGGCTTGCTTAATTTGCGTAAGATAACTTTTTGATTGTCAGAAATAGTGGTATTAAAGACAAAATTTCTAAATTCATGGAAGCGTGTATAATTATCTTTGAAATAAAGATAAGCCTCGGATACATTTTTCTTTATCCGAGCGTGAGTTTCTTTGTCGTCATTATCCTTGTTGCTCATTATAGAACGTCCTTATTGTTCTAATGCTCTTTTGCTTCTGCATCATTCTACTAGCAATTTCATTATTTTTGCTATCGCTTTCATATAAGCGTTGAGGATAAGCAAAAGTTAAACATAGCGCATCTGCTTCATCGGAAGAGCGGATCCCTCGCTTCTTCATGTCTTCTTTCTTTTCTATTTTAAGTCTGGAATTTGAATCAATGCTATATTTTACACCACATAAGTCCGCTTGTAATGAATTAGAGTCAGGAATATTACAGGGCTGCTCATGTAGCCAGCTTTTACACTCACCCCACATTTCTGCGCGTTTATTGCTGTACTTTTTGCTGTCTAAGGGCGAGCTGCCTGCATTGACTGCTACAACAATCTCACGATGACCAAGCTCAAATAACCTATCAACAACCCCAGCTCCAAGGCCACCAACATCAATAAATACTTTATAAGGCGCTTCTTCTTCAATAATTTTATTAACATAGCCCACCACCTGCATTGTATCTTTCTTAGTGTAGCTCTGTAAGTTATATGCGACACGTCCTTGCCTCCTAATAATTGATGTTCTGTCATCCCCAAATCTTGCCGGGTCTACACCGACTATGAGTTTGCCATATTTTTCAGCTGCTGCGCTACGTGCTTTAGTTACAATGTCAGAAGATATAAAAGAATCCTCTCCGGTCAAGATAAAGGCCTCATGGGGTGTACATGGGTATTCCTGTTTAAAGGCTTTTTCACCATCTTGTCCATTAACTGATAATTCTATTATTTTGTTTCTACGCCAGTTTAATTGTTCATTAGTTAATAAAAAGGCATGCTTTAAGTCTTCTTCTTCTGTTGTTAATAGAAAATCATCTAGAACAGGCTTAAAGTACTCGTCTTGCCAAAACCAGGGAATAAATATTGCTATAAATTCTGATACCCCTGCTTCGGCTGCTTGCCATTGTTGGTGAAAATAATTTCCCACGCCATTGGCTGTTGATTCAAGAATTATTTCTGTATTAGCTGTATTTGGAACTGCTTGCATTATTCCTTTGGCATGTTCTGCTGCATTATTCCAAAAGGCGCATTCAGAGCCGTGCAAAAGTTGTACAGTTGCAGAACGCCCAACCGCTTTATTTTCTGCGGTTCCAAGCTTATAGCCTGAATCTAATAGGCCAAATATAAGTTCTTTTGCGTTACTAGTTGTCACTTCTGGCTTTACAGGTGCGGGCGTTCCCTCATAATAGCGTTGCGCCATCTTATAAAGGTTCTGTGTTGCATCTAGGGCATGAGTAAGGATGAATGCTTGCATGCCAAAAGCATGGGTTACTTTATGATAAAATCTACCGCCTACATAAGTTGAATTATGCGACACTAACCCTTCGCATATAAAAGTTTTTGTGCTTGTCTGGATGTCAATAACATGTTTTTTTTCTAATGGCCTAATGCCAATAACTTTAGCCCAACATCGGAGTGGCAATTCCTGGTCTTCATACCATTTTTCATTAACCTCATTATTAGGGTTATTTAATTTTGTCGTCTTAGCCGTATCATTTGGAGCACGTACTGCAACCTGTATTTTGTCGCCTAGTTGAAAATCCTGCACATGCACCCATTGCAACTCATGGCCATATTTTTTACAGAGCAAGCGATGGTCTGGGGTTACATCTAATTTGACACCGTTATCAAAAGCTATTTCCCAAGTAAATTTTGTAAATATCTGAATATGCTCGACAACTGCCGTTTTGAATTTTCTTGATTTCTTAAGGGATTTATCGTTAATGATGCTGGCGTCTTCATCACAAGCTATTAATTCATCACCAATTCGAATATCTTTTATAAAAACCCAAGTCATGTTTGATAATAAGACACGCGTATGCTCTGCTAGGCAGCATCCTTGTTGCCGGCCTTTAAGGATGATTGCTCGCACTTTCCCTGTCAATGCTTTTTGTGTCTCCAGCAGGGCATGAATGTGTTTTTGAGCTTTGTTGAGCACAAATGGCTCTATGCTGCCAGATTTAGTACGAATCTTTAAACATTTAACGGCGTAATGTGGGAAGTTTTCTTTTAATTTTTTTCTTATTTCGAGTTCGGAAGGGGTCATTTTAATGATATGAATAATGGGAATAGGCGACACATAACCAAATCAATATAAGCATCACTGCAAATATCTTGGCCACCTCTTTGCGTGCTTCAGTTTTAGCTACTTGCCTAACAACACAGAAAAGTGACACTACAATCTCTTTTCTTTTTTTTTCATCCAGGTGAGCATTATCTGTCATAAAAATCCTTTTTTACCAAAGTCTTTTAACCTAAGTCTTTTAAAACATCTTCGTGCTTAACAACAGTTACTGTATTTTGTGTTCTATCGCCGTATATTTTTGGTGCTAACTTAGTAGCCTGCCATTTAATAGTGTCAATTTTTAGACGTTGTGCAGCGGTAAATGCAGCATCATACCGGGTATTTCCTTCGGCATCTATGTAGGTGTGAACCTCTGATGCAATTTTATTCAATTCTTCCGCCATTAACTCAGCTTGTCTCATTTTTGCTTTTGCGTAGTTATTGGAAAAATCGTCATATTTATAGCGCCATGCGTAAATTGTTTCTTGATTTGGCATATCATCAAACATCTCGCACAACTTAGGAAGACCGCAGGTATGTGTGCCAACTCGTTCACATATTAAGTCGGCCAATTCCTGATTATATTTAGTTGGTCTGCCACGCTTAGCCATTATTAAAAATCTCCTCTAAATCTTTTTTCACCTCTAGACATTCCTCGAGGTTATCTTTTAG